TATTCAACCCATAGTATGGATATGGTAAAGCTTTGTGACTTTCAGTATTACTTACCTCGTCCCACAAGTCCTTACCGTTTATGATTCCGTCAGGTCTGTACTCTACTGCCTCGTATAAACAACTGACCAACTCCTTTGACTTGTACGCAGTTATCATGTCGTTCGGGTCTTTCAGTGGCAGCTCTGCGATGTGTGCCTTACCCGGTGTCAACAATGCTGCACACTCACTCGCTCCCTTCCGTCCAACCTCATCCATGTCGAAACAAAAGATCACCTTGTCGAACGACTCCAACCAATCGATAGCTTGTGCCACGTGTTTCTTTGCAGCACTTGCTCCATTGGGTACACTGACGACTGGGTATCTGTTGTCCATTGCTTGAGATACTGACAACGCATCTATCTCTCCCTCTGTTACAACGACACGTCGTCCCTTCTCTTTCCATAGGTGCTGACCGTACAGTCCAATCAACTCACCACGAACACTGAAGCTTTTGTTAGCGTACCGTATCTTCTGTGCCACTGGCTTGCCGTCTCGTGTCTTGTAGTTAGCTATCTGTACTTGTTCCCCTCCGACTTGACCTACCCAGTACCCCCACTTCCGGCAGGTATCAGCTGTTAGGTTGCGTCGTGGTATAGCTTTAGGTTCTCCACTCAGGAACTCTCTCGGTGTTGGTTCACTCACTCCTCTTCCTCCTTGTCCACTATAACTTTGACACACGAAACAATAGGTGCTTCCGTCATCGTTGATTGCTGCTCCGTCACTTGACCCGCACTTGTCACAGGGTTGGTGTGTTTGTGTAAAAGCCATGACTTTGGTATAACTTTATCTGCATATTTAATTCCCTTCTTCTCGCACCACATAGCGTACGTAGTCTTAGACTTCTTGTTTATCTTGTTACTTGCTCGCATGAACACCAATCGTATATCTAGATGTGGGTGTTGCTCACGTACAAGCAAATGTTTAGCACGGTCCTCCACCGTCCATACTCCCTTGGCTTCTATGATGATGCCGTTGGGTAGTATGAAGTCGGGAGTGTATGTGCTAAGTCGTTGATATTCAATAGATAGCGTCTCGTATTCAAAGTCAACGCCACTACGTTTTAATTGATGTGCTAGTTTAGATTCAAATCCTGACCTGTATCTATTGTTAGAAGTTCGCTGTGATTTCTTCGCTCTCTTCTTCCGCATCGAATACTTGGTCTAGGGTTTCACCGCCATTTGCTACGTAACCTTCTTCCGAAGTAAACCCGAAAGCATCTGCTGCTACACCACTGACTCCACCATTTTGTAGCTCGATTACTTGTACGGCTTGCAGATCAAACGACACACCAAACCCTGCCATAGCTGTGTACCAAAACCTTGGACGAAACGCTAGGTTAACTTTACTACCACCCCATACTTTAACATCTTCGGGTAACGGTTTACCTTGGGAATCGAACAGAGCAATGGACAACGAATACTCACTGCCGTCTCTTCTTCTACCTCCGGCTTTCAACTTAGACTTTACTAGGAATCCACCCTCCTCTTCTTTGATAGGAAACTCTTTCTGTTCAATCTTCTTTCCTTGGTTCTCTTCCTGTACTTGTTTCAACTCTTCTTCGTACAACGGACGTAGTGTATTCTTCAGCATCTCAGCTTGGTCTTTATCAATAACAAGGTCACAACTGTATGTACCGAACTCAGGTTCAAACCGTTTGTTAGGTTCGTTTAAGTGGGCGTACTTAGCTGTGCCTTTTACTTTGATTACTGGGTGTTTCTTTCGTGCTTTTATACTCATATCTCTTAGTGTTTTTATCTTGTTAAGACAGCAGATACATAGCTCGATCTATTTGCGAGACATCAAGTGTCCCAAGTTCAGGCAGGTCAGGCAGTTTTGCTGTCGGGTTGTTATTTATTAACTCACATCTGAACTCTTTAAGTAAGTCAATAGCATAAATATTTTTGTAGGTTTTTCTTACATCCTGATGCACCTTACGTGCGTTACAAGCGTGGCTTATGAAGCAGTCGTGAACAAACCCCATGTCGTACGTCATAGCGTACGCTAGTGTGTGCACAACTGTTGCGTCCAATCCGTGTATAAAGTTAGCAGTGATACAGTTCTTTTGTTCCCGTGGGTCGATGTCATCTAGTGCTTCTGAAAATCGAATATCTGTCCTGATGTTATTAAGGATCGTAGAAACCTTGACACTTTTACTTGTGGTCATCTTCTGTATCACTTTGAATCCAAACGGTGTAGTCCACTTAATCTCTGTGTTACCCATACCTCCTGCACAAGCACGTAAGAATTTATGCACACGATCCACAGATACTAACACCTCTCGAGCTACTGTATTAAACTGTTTAGCTAGGTAATTGATAGCGTCTATCTGTTCACCGTCTCTGAATGGGTGGTTGTCTCCTATTTCGTGCAAAAACTTTTGTAACACATGGAAGTACGACTGACCGTATGGCTTATTCATTATAGCTAACTTAGCCAACGTCCTTGTAACACCGTGCTTAAACCACTGCGACGCTATGTAACTTTCCTTTGATTGGTCCTTCAGTCGTTCGTACACAAGGTCAGCTACCCACTGGTACATATCACCGGGTGGTTGGTCAGGTACAAGGTTGCAGTGCTTAGCTAGTCCTTCATCGTGTAACAACAAGTGAAGTATCTGCATACCATTGTTACTGCAATCCATACGTACAGGAAAGTGAGAAATATAACCATATCCTTCTTTTATGTACGTCTCATACTCATAACAAAAAGCTAAGAATCCAAACGGTTCACTTGCTTCCTGCCACCAATCGTTATCGTATGGGTCTTCGGCTGTATCCAGTATCCAACCTTCGTGTTTCTTTATCCACTCCAGTCGTTCCTCTATACTACCCTTGACTCCCCAACAGTTAGCACCGTGTACTAACAATCTTTCTAGGTCATCTTCATCCAGTACCTGCTTGCCGTTTTTAAACAACAACAAACCTTTAGCCAAGTCAGTACCTTGTGGGTGCAGATAAGCTGGTATATAGTACAGACGACCACGATAATCAACACGACTAGGAAAGTACACACTGTCCCACTCCTTATATTTGTTACCTAGATGTAGTAACTTCATGTGTACCAATCGTTTAGATCGGTTAGCTTCGTTAATTCGTCGTATCTTATTCTGCTTAAACTTCCACGCACGTAGTTCATGTGGTCGTTCCAATCCGTTTTCTAAATAAGGTTGCAGTGGTACTTCTGTGTAGTCCATCAACTGTCCTGTGTCCCACATATGCTGTGCCACTTCCAACACCTTCTTATTGATACACCAAGGTACGCTTTGCACATTATTCACGGACACGTAAGTCTTTTCTAACTCAGCTTGTGTGTACGTGCCTTCAACTGGCTTGTTCATTACAAACGGATCGTCAAACGTCTCGTATCCTCCGTTATAGTAGTCCGTCCAGTCGTTCGGTTTGTGCGGTAAAGCCATGCGTATCGGATCAGCTACCTCCTTCCAGTGGTCAAACCGTCTTGTCCAATCTTTAAACTCTGCACTTAGGTAGATCAATCGTAGTTGTTTCTTACCGTTGCGTTCCATCCGTACCTCAAACAATCCAGTGTGCTTTACTATCTCACCCAACAACCACGCCCCCAACGCTATCTTGTGTCGTCGTTCCCACAGTTCAAACCTTCGGTTATTCTTCTCTGCTGTATAGAACTTCATACGCTTACCCTTAACACTCTTAGTGTGCTTGATGTCGTACAATCTGTTCTTAGCTATCGTCTCTTCAGCTACCCGTCGTCGTAGTATATTCTCAAACTCCTTACCTACATTGAACGATAGTCTTGTGTAAGCGTTGCACGTAGGTATGTAGTCAAGTGCTGTCTTTAATCCAATGTGAGCTATAAGCTGTGGATGCAGGTCAGCTATAAAACACAACCATATTGGCATAGATACACCGTCCTTGTTAAACCGTTCCATGAAGTCCTCTATCGGTTGTGCCAGTTCAGGTGCTACTTTAGATAAGATACGCTTACTGCTCGCTAACTCACTACCTCTCTCATTCTCCCGGTAGAACTGTTGGAACTGGCGGTATGTTGTTCGTCCCCAGTCCTTCATCTCTTTCTCGATACTCATTTAGTTATGCGATCACGTACCTCTTCATCCATGTAACAAAACCACGTCGGAGGTTGTACTCTTTGCTTCTTACTACGGACGACCTTGAGGTTCTTGTCGTAGGTCAACTCAGTGTTACTCCAAAAGTACCTGTAACCTGCATCAACAAGTTTACCTATCGAACCGTCTCCGTCTAGGTCTTCCAATAAGTCATCAAGGTCGTCCGTGTCGTCCATCATCAGTTGTAATTGTAGCGACTATCTTCTCTGTAAGCGTGTTCGTACAGGTCAACCTCTATGTCTTCAACATCTACGATCTCTA